TCATTTACCAAAGCCTCATAATCACATACTTCATCTTCACCTTCAGCATATTTTTCTGCGTCTCTTGAAGTGAGTGCCCTCTGATAGTTTTCTAAGTATTTCTTATAGTGTTTGGTTTTGAGTCTTCGTGCTTGTATTTCTAAGTGTTTTAGAATACCTTCTATTTCTTGTAGTTGTCGAAAGCGTGATTCAACCACTCCAGGCATAGATGCAGATTGTTTTTCGATGTTTCCATGTAGTTTGACTTCTAAGGATGCTTTTTCTAATTCTAGTTCATAGTGCCCGATAGCATCGGGTATTTTAGTTACGTCTTGTGTTACGATTGAGAACCAATTCATGCGTCTTCATAATCTTCTTCATCTTCTTCGATGTCAAGATTATAACGTATTGCATCATCTAGAGCATCATCATGTCCAATTAGTTCCCTAAGACTTTCATCATCGATGCCATTGTCCATTGCAATGTCTACAAATTTTTCAGCAACAATGGATCGATCCTTTGCAGGAACATATGATTTCATCAAACCCCAAACATCAATTAGCATCTGTGTCTCCATTGTCTATATTTTGTATTGCTTCTTCTTCCTCTAAATTTATTTCTGGTGTAGCATCTAATACAACCTGATTACTTACCTCTTGCATGACAATTTCTAAGTTGTCTTTGCCCCATGCCTTTCTGTAATCTAATATCTCTTTTCCAGTTGCTGTTATATATTTCAAACGATTTCCTTGTTGGTGAATTAGGCCTTTCTTCTCAAAAAGATCTAAAAGTCCGGAATATGGATCCATTCCTGTCTCATAAGGAATCTTAATTTGTACTCCTTCGAACGGCTTTGCAAATCTTGTCTTCATTACCTTGCACGCGGCTCTGATTCCTCTAACATCTGTAATCTTGTTGCCTGCTTCATCTTCTTTAAGTTTAAGTTTCTTCATTGCAACCACAATACTTGATGCATACACAAAGCCTTGTCCCCCTGATATTTTATCATCTGGGTCAAACATATCTTGTGATGCATATGTGTGGTTAGTTGCTACCATCCCCACATTCAAAGAACCAAACATGTTTACACAATTTCTTACCAATGCTGTTAACGCCTTAGGCTTTCTGCCTAAGTCACCTTTCATATCTCCTTTATTAAACTGATCAACATCAGTTGGAGTCATCATCATGCCTAATGAATCTAACACAAATAAAACTTTTGGCTTGTCTCCAGGCTCTTTGTCCGCATAATCTGTTTTGTATTCCTTGACAAAGTTTGATATTGTTTTTGCTACATCATCAATCATACTCATGCCTAGCCTTAATAATTTGTCTTCAGACGTATCAACACCCACTGCTTTTAACCATGCTTCATCAAGTGCATTTTCTGAATCAACAAGTATTACAAATATGTCTTGTTTTTGTGCTTCTCTTATGATGTTTCCAGAACAAATGTATGACTTGCCTGATCCTGATTCTCCTGCAAACACTGTCACTTTGCCAAGTGGAATCCCTTTGTAAAAGTCGCCGGATATCAAATAGTTTAGTGCATGATTACCTGTGGATATCCAATCTGTTGGATCATTGAATCCTATGCCTAATCCATCAATTGACTTTGTAATTGACTTTCTAAATTTTGTTACATCAAATGGTTTAACCATGTATTTTTTCTCCTTCTGTATTATATGTTCTGTTCATTATCTTGTCAAGATCGTGCATTGTTTCTTCGCACTGTTTTATCCATTTACCCGACATAAAATGTTCAAAATTATAATCTAATATGTCTTTATTCTCTTCATATAACAACTTTTGTTGTTCTACACTTTTTTTGGAAATGGAATAAATTTGATCTACAATTAATATTATTCTTTCTATAAAGTCTTGTTGTTGATCAAAACTGTAATCGAAACATAAAAATTTTTTAAATCCAAAACATTTGTCTAAAACTTTATAATAATCTGGTTGTGCCAATACTAAAGACAAACCTTTATTCATTATGGCTAAAAATGGTTTTTCTGAATAAAATGGTTCAGTGCCTTCTGCAAAAGTTTCACTAACTAGATTAATACAAGTGTTTTTCATAATCGGTGAAAGTGTTTCCATGTTTTTCTTCCAGTCAAATCTATCATTATAATCAAATTCATTATGATGCAATAAAAATTTATGTATTTTATCTCTGTTAATATTACCTATTATCCTGTCCAGTCCACTTTCTCCCCATTGCTTAAGTTTTTCAAGCCTGCATGTCAATAATTCAGATTTCGAACAGTAGTCATCATTCCATAAGCCTTTCTGATATAGATACAATATCATAAACATTCTTGACCAGTGCCATGTTCCATTGAATGTGGATACAACATGTTTAAATTTTTGTTCGTATGTATGAACTTTATTATTTTTACAGTGTTCATATAACCAATATGCCGGAAAATGTTGCCAAGACATTTCTGTCTTTACATTTGCACAATCTTTGAATATAGGCATAAATGGCCCTGTGCCACTTTTTATTGTTATTTTCGTATCTGGGTGCTGTATTATTGCTTTTTTTAGTTTGTGTAGATCAGGTAACTGCACATTAAACCAATCATATAGTAAAATATCAATATGGGAGGCATTCCAATCAATTGTGTCGATCGAATGCCTCCAGGGTTTGCCCAGGTTAATCACTAGATTATGATTTTTGTTGTCTTGCTCTTATCATTGCCAGAATGTCTTCTGCTTTGGAGTTACTGCCATTTGTTGCGGCAGGTTGTTCTGCAGGTTGTTCTGGTTGTGGAGCAGGAGTAGGCTCGGGTGTCGCAGTCACAGTTGGCTGTGCAGTTTCTGTCTTCACTGCTTGTGGCTGTGCTTGTGCTGTTGTGCCACTGCCTGTCATTGGCGCTTTAATGCCATTAGGCCTAAAGTACTGTGAATACTTTTCTGCGTCATAGGGCTCACCATCCACTGATGCTCTGAACATTTCTTCCATCACCTTGATTTCAACTTCGCCAGGCTTCTTAGGCAAAAAGTCACCAAGATTGTGTAAACCATGTGTTTCAATGGCCTTGTTTTGTTCTTCTGATAGTGGAGTTGTTTTTCTTGACCACTTGGATGTTGAATAGTCAGCATAACCACCTTTTGTAGTTTTGTTGATTCTAAAGTCAACACCTCTTGTGTAATCTGTTGGCAGATCCTCCATCTCCGGATCCATTAGTGCTGACTTTATAATATTAAAAATCTGCGGACCAATAATAAATCTTCGGATAGGATTCTCTGGAGCATCTTCTTGCAGTGGCGATGTAGTTACAAAGCCTTGGAAAACGTATGAACGTTTTTTCCAATATTTTCTACCTAAGTCTTCCAATGATTTGTCTTTGAACCATTGTCTTACTTCTGCAAGTATTGAACATGCATCACCATACATTTCCATGCATGGTACTTGCACTTGTACTGGACCTGATGATGCATCACCTTTTACTGAATTGAAAGGCAGTTTTATCATTGCTCTTTCAGTCCAAAAGAAAGTGTTGTTAGGATCACCATCGGGTAAAAATCTAAGTACTGCTTCTGAATTTTCGGGAATATTCCAATGTGGATATATTGCGTTGTCTCCAATTTGTCCTTCACCTGATGGTTTAGAACTTTGAGCCTGGAGTTTGGCTCTTATATCTGCCAGTGTTGCCATAATGTAAGCCTCCTTTGTTTTGCCTAGTGTGTATCACTGTAATGCATATTATATACGCATCGTTATTCTTTTGTCAAGAATTATTTTGTAAAGGCGTCTTGGTAGTCGGATTGTTCATAATCAACTGGGTCTAGTACATTATCCATTTCGGCTATTTGTGCGTCCATCCAATGTTCTAGATCTGCTGTTTCGCCTTGGTATTTTCTTTTGTAGAATTTGCCTAATTTGCCTTTGTCCACAGTTTTTCCTTTGATATCTTTGTATGCTTTGATATCTTCTGGTGACTTTCTTACTTCATCTTTATACTTGTCATCAGTTTTAATTCTTTTCATGTCTTGCAAATATTTGTTGGCCAACTTTATTGCTGTGCCTCTCAGTGCTTTGATTTCCTGATTTGGTTTTGCAAATAGTTCTCCTGACGCAGACAGTTGGGATTCCATATCAGATGCAAAATTAACTATTGCATCATCTTGTGGTTCAGCGGATAAGAATCTTGTTGCAATGTCTCTTAATATTGTCATAAGTTTTAGGTCAACATCTTTCTGCTGTGATCTTAAATTGTTTTGTAGGGCGTCATATGAATCATCTTTTCTTAATATTAGTTTAGAGTTTGGATTTTTGACATAATTGTCCACATATTGTGCATACCTTGATGCTGTGGATCCTTGTGTCATGATATCACTTCTTGTCTTTGTATCGGCATCGTCATCGGAAGGTTTAAGTTCATTGATAGGTAAAATTTTAAATGCATCAACTAGATCTTCGTCAAATGTTTCTTTGGTGAATGTTTTTACAAGTCCATCAATTGTGTCTTGTGTGTTTTCTTCAACAGCATTTGCAAGTTCTTGTACCGCATTTTCATACGTGTGTTGACTTTGCAGTTTGCCTAATAATTTTTTGGAGTCGTATATTTTGATATTGGCGGCATCTATATAGGATTGTGTACTTTCGTCTATCATGCCATTACGTTGTGCATATTTTGTAAATTTTCTCATAGTGGCTATTTCTTGTACCTGTCTACAAATTGATTCGCCAACTGCATCATAAGGATTGCCACCTTTGGCAACGTGCATCTGCATGGCTCTTGCACCATTCAAATAATTGTATGGAAATCGGAATCTTTCTCCAAGGTTATTTTCGATAAAAATTGCTTTGATGTTTCTTGACCTTGCCCCAGGCACTGCTTCATCTACAGCTTTGGAGTGTCTAATAATCATTTTTGTTTTTTCTAATGGTCTATATGATGTTCTTGTTGTGCCGTGCATTTTGTTTTCCTGTACTGTATTTACTTGAGATAAAAATTCAAAGTCACCTTGTTCAAGGTCTAATTTTTCAATGTCTTGCGGTTTGAAACCTAGGTTATGTGTAATAGCAAATTCTCTCATGGCCCTTGCAAATTGATACCAATTTTGTTGATCTTGTTCTTCTAATGAATCAGCAAGGTCTCTATTGTAAACTAACCTTAAATTTTCTTCATCAACTGCTATTGATACAGGGTTATTGTTCCAATCAAACTTGAAAAACCTTGCAAGTTGTGGATCTGTTGTGGTTTGTGCTTGATCATCGCCAAGTGTGAGATGCGAATAACGTGATTTAAGTTCATCAAATAAGTCTTGTGCTACGAGATTCAAGTCCATTATGATATTTATGCCATTAAATGCTTGAACGTTAGATTAGTCTATCTGAGAAACTATTAGATTATTTTTCCATGGATTGAATCTAAATTTAAATTTCCAGTTTCTTTCTTTATCAAAGTTGTATGTTAATATATTCCAAACAGTGTTAACGTTGCCAGTAATCTGTAGACTTTTGTCTGCAAAATTTAAAAACCAATCTACTCTTAATTTAGGATTTGTATAATCTTCAACAGGCAGGTCTACTATTTTTTCGAAAGCATTTATTTGCGATTGTAAATTTCCGTCAACATCAAATGTTTCAATATGTCGAGACTCTGTTTGTATTATTGGTTTTTTAATTAGCCTCGAAGCAAGTAAATTAATATCTTGATCAGTGTTAACTTCTTTGGCATACTCTTTTTGTCCAATAGGGATATATGAGTTTCTATATTTTTGTATAGAAAGATCCACTGCGTCCTTGTATTTCTTGTTAATTTCTATACCCGGGAGAAACTCTCCATCTAACAAACCACAATCAACTACACTTATTTTTAATTCTATGCTCTGCGGTATCGAAACAAATTGTTTGCTTAAATTAAATTTTTTATATACATGATCTGATATGTAGGAAAAGTTTTGTATAAAGACATCATTAGCAAATGTCTCACTCATAAAAACGTCTATAGGTCCTAGGTCAAGTAAATTATTGTCGCACTCTAAAAAATCATTATGGAAAATTTTTATCTTGTCCGATAGTCCGGCAGTCTCTACTAGATGTTTTGATAATTCATAGTTTTTTTTATCAATTTCAAAAGCATATACTTTATCAGCTCCTGAGTCAACTGCCATAACTGATAAAATTCCCGTGCCACTGCCGACATCCAAAACGGTTTTGCCTTTGATATCATTTAAACATTTTTTATAAAAAATATTTCTAGGTGCGTAGTTAATCATGGCAAGATCTACACCAAATCCAGACTGAAAATTTAAATTTCTTAGAAAATATTCTTTATTGTTTTCCATTTTTAATAAAATTTATTAGTACTACTATTGCTACTAAGTTGGAGTTCACCACCATACTTATGACATTATTATAGGCATAGGCAAAACCAATTCTTCATCACTATCACGCAATCTATCGAACAGTTGTTGATCCCATGCAGATATGGTTGATGCCATACGCACTGCTAATAGTGTAGACATCACTAGATCATCATGCTCACCTGGCTTTGCTTTGAAGGAGTTGCCAGATGCAACAAAATTTTTTAGCTCTGATACTAAATTTTTTGACTTGATACTCATGGAATCATTTTCTAACATCTGTTTAAACTTAGCACATGCGGACATTTTGCTATTGTGTGTGGTGTTATAGCCTTTGCGGAATCTTCGCACATGACCTTTTTTGATTGTTTCTGATAAAAACTGTCCTGGAATATTTTCTTCACCTATGTCCGATATTGCAACTAGTCCTGCTTCACCAATGGTATTATTTTCAATGGAATAATATATTTCAGGATTACTGACGCCTTTAGCGGCAAGGTCATCAGCAAGTTTTTCTATAATTTGTTTCAGCAATCGGATCTGTCCTTGTATAGGAGTTGAATTATGTTGCCACTCTGCAACTTGACCCATTGTAGGAAGTTCATAAACTTGTATTGCACCATAGTCACCACCTGTACCTAATGAGGGATCTAACGAGACAACATAAGCTTTATTTTTTTCAACTTTCTTATACCAACGCACATGTCCATGTCTTTCCATAGGATCTACTCCTTCTAGTTCGGCTAGTTTTGTTGCTTTGATCAGCGTTTCATCAAATATCAAAAATTCACAATCATGTTCACGTCTAAAACGTTCTTCACCTATCCTTGCTCTTTCTTCTTTGGCCCATTGATCTGTTCTTTCAGGATGCTCTCGCCAGGATGCTCTAAAGGCAGCAAATCCATTTTTGCCAACTGGTTGTTCGTTGCCATATTCATCAAGTTTTTTATTTGCTTCTTTCCATATTAAAGCAAACTGATCCTCATCTGAATTGGGTGTGGATGTTATGATGCACTTACCACCAGTTGATAAAGTAGGAGCAAGAGAAGTCCAAAACTCTGACGCTTTTGATGGCGGTTGCACGAATGCAAACTCATCACAGTAAATTACTGATAAAGACATACCTCTGCCTGTGTTTTCTGTTGTGGTGGTTGCTTTAATACGAGAGCCATTGTCAAACTCTAATGTATTCCTATTGTAAGAATAAGCACCTGCTCGTAAAAAGTCAGGCAAGTTTTCATACACAAATCTTACTCTATTCATAATATCTTGTGCACCAGTAAATTTATGAGCTGCGATCAAAATTTGTGAGTCTGGCACAAACATGGCATACCAAATAAGATATGCCGCCGCACAAGTGGTTTTCCCTGTTTGTCTTGGCAACATGGCAATCGCAAACCTGTTGTCATGATAAGTTTTTACCAAATTTTTTTGATATTCATACATATGAAACTTCATTGATCCTTTAGTTGGATGCTGTATCATAGAGTAATGCTCCATGAAATACAATGGTCCATTTTTAGGATCCATACATTTATTCAGTTCTCTAATCTCTTGATCAGTAAATTTAATTTTGGCGTGTGCCTTTTTGGTGAGATTACCTTGTAAACTTTGTCCCATAATTGTATTTACGGTGTATTATTTTGAGATATTTGTAAGTGATGAACCAGAATAACCATCTGACTGTTTAAGTTCAAATCCTTTGTGGAATACATCTTTTGGTTTGTCTTCTTCTGGTGTAATTACTTTGCCACCGCGCTCGTCTTTGCCATCGTCTTGTCTTAGTTTCATTAGTTCCTTAAACATGGTCATATTGTATTCGTCCCCATATAAAGGATCATCTTCTGCGGTGTCATCTTTGTATTCAGCATCAGTAAGTTTAGGTTCGTATTCTTTTTCTTCTGGCTTGATTTCAGTTGGATCTGTTGGGTGTTTGACTCTGATGTGATCTCCTGCGATGCCAAATTCATCTTTTAGCACTGACTCTAATTGTTGATATCCAATTGGATATTGTGTTTCTACATCAAAAATTGTTACTTCTACGTTTTTTAGTCTTGTAAATTCATGCGGATGTTCTTGGACAGGTGTAGATGCAGTCTTTTTAAAGTCCAATGTTTCATATTTGGTCATGTAATTTTTAAGTTTTGTTTCAAAATTTTCAGGTAATTCTCCAGCAATCTTAATTCGTGCTTGGTATGTCTTTACTGCTTCTGCAAGATATTCTTTGAATGTTTTCATTGTGTATTATTTATCTTTGTCCTTAGATGCAAGTATTTGTTTTATCAGTTCATTTCTATCTGCGATCACTGTGCCAGTGCCTGTTACGGCATCATCATCACCTTGATTTTGGTCTAATTTCAATTTTTTAAGTTGTAATTCAATCATTTTAAGTTTTTTGTCAACTTTAACGTTTTTTGCATTAATGGCATTGTTCATCATTGAAGAAGCAACTTCCATAATTCTTCCTGCAAATCTAGGCTCTATGTTCATGCCAAGATCCATTAGATCTTTGTAAGCTTGGAAGGATTCGTTAGAGTATTGATCTATTTCCTTATCATCTTCAAGTCCATCCACTTGGGGCAGTGCGGCATCAATCTTATCCAGTCCAATTTTTTCTTGTATCAATGCATTTGCTTGTGCATCATCTTTGTCATTTTGTTCTGTCTCTAATTTATGTTTTAGTGTTTCGGGAGTTTCCTCAGGTTTTTCCAAATTGAACAATTCTTCTAGTTTTTTAGTCATTTGGATTTACCTGGACGTCCTGTCCTCTTGTTAAATTTTCCCTTACGTTTAGCAACATGTTTTTGTTTACGTGCAAGTCTTCCCAGTCCTTTCAATTTAACTGCTTTGATCATTGCTTCATACAATTCACGTGTGTCAACAACTATTTCATCTTTGGACATGCTATTATTTAAAGATGTCTGACTCAGTCAACACTCTAAAGCGAATGCCTTTGTGTTTGGCCCATTTGTTGGCCGCTTCCCATTTTGCTCTGTTTACCACAAGTGCGGCTCTATTTTGTGCATTTTTTCCAACTGATTCAAATTTAGCTTGATTGTTTGGTTTGACTTCTATTAGTTCAGCAACACGTTTTTGTTTTTTGTCGTTATACACGATAAAAAAGTCAGGAACATATATTGTATTTTTTCCTGTGAGTGGATGCCTATATGGAATCTGTATTGATTCAGATGCCCATTGGGTTATTGATGGATTGTTGTCACAGAATCTCATGAAGGCAAATTCCCAAGATGATCTATATCTTGGTGTTTTTTTGCCAATGTACTTGCCAGTATTTTTTGGCTTGAATAATCCTGAAGCCCATTTATTCATTATGCCTTAATGTTTCTTGATACATGACTTTGGGCAGTTCTATCATTCTTATATCCTAACACAGAAGTTTTGTATCTATATGCGTTCAGCACTTCGGTCACAAGTTGTGATAGTTGGACTGGATCTGAAGGCTTAAGAGTATCAAGCACAGTAAAGACATCAACATTGTCCGTCTTGGCTTGCTTCATCAACACATACGCGATACTTTGTGCAGACTGTAGGTCGTAATCTCGTGATGTAAAAAAACCTACAGTTGCATCATATTCAGCGCCATCTAGTTCTACACGTTGTTCTTCGATGCCGCTTAAAAATTCTACTATGGATTGGTTGCCTTTGGCAGATGTAACACCAATGTTTGATAGTGGTGTCCGTGTTGATCCGTTTGCTGATGTTGTTGATGATCCAGAACTGGTGCCTGCACTGCTGGAGCCTCCGTATGCACTAACCAAGGTAATATCCTCCTGATCCTGTTGTGGTCCCGGCAGATGTGCCTTGTCCACTAGCGGCATTGTTTACATTTACAGTTGCAACTGTTTCAGTTGCTAATGGTGACTCTAAAAACTTTGCGTATTCTTGTCCAGTAACTTCATAAACAATTTTATCTTCTGAGATAAGTTTAGCCGCTACATTTGTTGCATTATCAATGTAAGAGTTTTGTTCTGTTTCAGTAAGACTATCCCATGCAGTGTCAACAGAATTAAGATCAATACTGGTGTCTATTCTATATCCCACAAATTTAGCAAACTTTAATTTTGCGTCATAGTTTGCATCCAGGTAAAATTTTATTTGTTTGCTGTTCAAGGATATTTTGTTTTTGTCATTTGTTTTGATTGTTAATCTTTTGTCTTGTATCTTATTTTCATTGTTTTTGTTTTTTAAATTTTTTGGAAAACTTACACCTGGCTTAGATGTTGCGCCAATATTATTTGTGCCAGCTCTTACTGCATCTTTGACAACACCTATTATTTCTTCTCTTGCTCCTCTAATTGCTTTACCTGACTTAATTTTTTCGTATGTTGTTAGTGCAGAAAGGCCTGCTCCTAAGATGTTACCCCTACTGAGTAAACTTGCAGTCTTTGTGATCCCGCCCAGCACTCCAAATATTGAATCGCCACCAGTGCTGTTTGGTGATGGAGTATTGTCATAATGGAAAGTTGCAAACCCTTGTGGGTCGACACCTATTTCACCGTTCCTCAACTTCACGCCAGAATATGATATTGAAAAGGAATGTTCGTTAATGCCAGCTCCATCAGTCTGATCCATTGAGCCATTGTTCCAATCATTAACCACAGGATTCATCATTTTGTATTCTGTAAATAATCCTCTACTTAACTGGAAAATAGATATTGATGTGAAAAATCTTTCATTGTTGCCAGTGTCAAGTCCAAAACGATCATACCTTGTATTAGTGTTTCCAAATGTTGCCGCTTTATATGAAC